TCATAAACTTTTCGGATGTCTTCATCTCGTTGCGAAGATCTTGGAAACTTCCCCAAAATTCTGTAGTGAGTTGGTGAATCAGAAGGTACGCATTCTTCCCTATGCGACGCTCTGAACCACCCAGGAATACAAAGGTAGCTGCACTACAACAGGAACCTTGGGCGATGGTGATGACCTTGACCCTAGAGCGTTCTAGGACATTCATCATGTTTAGGCCAGAGAATATGTCTCCACCATCACTCATGATAGATATACGAATTTGTGGTTCATAACCAACAAGTTCCGCCTTCTTTTTCAACAGCTCAATTTCAAGTTTCTTGAACTGTAAAACAAATTCGAGTGCATTATCCTTATCAATGTCTCCGTAAAAGAGTATTTCGTTCCCGACGACCTTTACGGATTGATTTTCTTCGATTATTTCTTTGGTGTCATCTTCTGTCGTAGGCATTGTTGATTGCCTTCTTTACTCTAGTTACATCTCTTGATTTTAAGCCATTTCCTACAGCGAGGTGATTGATAACATCAAAATCTTGTGGGGTAATTTTATAATACATGAGGGGTTGTAACTCACCCTTCTCTGCATACTTCTTTAATAGGCACAATTCCTCTATACCCAACCCCATCCTTGATTTTTTCTTAATTTGCTCATACTTTTGTTTCCGCATCTTATAGTTTCCAAACTTTGTCCAGCAACTCCCAGGTCTAATCTTATCCTTTTCGAGTGGTTCTCCGAGTGCAGTCTTTGGGATCGTGAGGGCATGTAACACGAAGTACGGCATGAGACTCCACTCACCTTGGGAATACATCTTATTATCATACATGTCCGCATCTGAAAATGCTTGGGATGCTTTGATGACATCTACACCTTTAGAATTCAAGTAGTTTTCTTGAAATATGTCCCATACATGACCATGTTCGGAAATACTATCATATATTTCGATGGGTCTTGGATCCGAAAGTATATCTGCAACAAACTCTTTTGGTGTTTGAAAATCGTCAATCTCGTCATATCCATCTAGGTATGTAAAAAAAGTTCGAATGTTTCCTTGAGATCGTATAGCTGCATCAGTAACTTTAATACCCCTCTCATCAGTGAGTGTCATTAACACATCGGGTTTGTGTTTTGGGATGAATACAGTTTCAAAATTTGGATACATACACATATTCGTGGTTGTCACAAGGAGGGAACCTCTAGAAAGTCGATCACCATCGGATACTCTCTCTATGATTGGTTTGAAGGTGGGTTCATAATCTTCAATGAATACATGTTTCGTTGAAGGTTTTATGAATGGTAAAAATAATGATTTACTCTTGAGATGTTCAGTTTGTAACTCAATATGATTCAACCCTTCCAGTACAGCTTTGAGAACATATGACTTCCCAACACCTATCGCACCACAGATGAACACATTCTTTCGTTCATTTATGTATCTACGAATGAGATCAATCTGTTTTGTGTGAATTGTGGCAACTGTGGGTTCTTTTTTTGCCCTACTACTTTAATGAAAGAATCCATTGATGATATTACTAATCAGGCCATAGATTTAGTGCTAGAAAATGACGCACTACATAAACGTATCGTAGAACCTTTAAAAAGGAAAATTTTACCATACGTTGCATGTGGAGTTCTAACCAATGTGGTCATGTTTATTCTGTTGGTGTACCTTGCTCGACGTCTGTCTCTTCTTCCTCTTCCTCTTCCTCTTCCTCTTCCTCTTCAATAGGAGGTGCCAAGTACTCACCAACTTTCTCGAATGGTGTATTTTTGTTATAGCTCGGATAGGTTCTATAGTTTTTGGTGGTTTTAAGAATGGAATAGGACGCACATTCAATATCTCAGGTTTTGTAAATACACCTTCTATTGGATAGTCTTTCTCAAACGTTTTCAATATTTCTTTGGGGATTGGGGGGGACTGTTCCAGCAGACTTTCGTATATTGCTTTACATTCGTTCACAAAAACGAGACCCTCTTTACTACGCTCCTCACGGGGAAGAGCCAACTGGAGGCGAATATTCCTAGAAAGCCCACCATGACCCAAAGCACTTGTCCTATGGTTCTCCATGAGTTCATTGATTTTTAGGAATTGCATGATTGTTGCGATGAGACCAGCTATGAGGTTCATACCACCAATAACGGCGGGTACTCCACCCTGTATACTTTCTGGAAACGAACTTTGAGCAAAGTTTGCGGTACCAGTGATGGTTGAAAGTACAATCACAGGCAAACTAAAACGAAGACTCAGTTGTTTATACATCAGAAAAGCGCGGTGGTGCATATATCTGTAACACGCTGATGCTTCACCCCATTGACGCAAAACATTCTCGTGGTATTCGTTCCACATTTCATCCATATTAATATCTTCGGACATCTTATAGTAGTAGATGAATATAATATTCCTCATTCATCTTGTTTTTCTTTTTGGATACTCCTCGTTCCTTTCACGAATGATCGTAGACAACTTGAGTTTTATTCTATGGTGATTCCATTCATCTTTTACCATTGGTCTGTTAACGACGATACATGTGCGCTCACACAAGCCGAGATGTATGTCACTGGAAGGGAAAAAGATGAAACATTCATGGGACGCGTCGTAGGACCGATATACAAAATGGAAGAGAATGATGTCAATCGCCTAACAAAGACGTTATTTTTCGCACTTTGGGCACTTGTACAGTACAGACTTGGTCATTTTGATACTTTTACCAAAGATCTAAACGAATTAATTAAATCTAAACGCATCAAATGAATGAACAGTCGTCCTAAAATTATAGTACACAATCATACATAGCGCGTCAGCGATGTCATGTTTCCTTTCATACGGAATCTCCCCATCGAAATATTTTTCCGCTATGGATATGGTTCTCTCCTTTCTCTGGTCATAATCCAGATGTCTCATACCAAAATGAACATGCATGCTCACAGGTGAAACTAGAATTACCTTCTCTTTGAACATGTAATGTAAAAGAATTTCTATATTAGTGAAACCCATCGGTGGTTGTCTCTCTATTAGGATTTTGTCAGCTGCGTCAAATAAGTATCTATGATCTTCAACAAATAAAGGAATGAGGTCTACAAAGTCATTTGAGTGGATATATTTATACTCCCCAAGACTTACCTTTTTGGCGTATTCGACATCGATTTTTGGACCATTCCCAGCCTCCGCGAGAACGAGACCCATATTGTGATACCCAATATCTATGGCCAAAATCTTCATATATTTATTTCAATAAATTTCTTTAAATATAGTAAATGACTACTTCCAAGATTATGCAGAAGCTGAAGAAGCAACACGCGAAGCAGGTGAGGAAGATGACACCCGGTGCGCGTAACAACACCAAGGTCGTCGTGAAGACACCCACAGTCAAAGCACCCACCAACCTTAACAGGGCTGTCACCAAGATGAAGGCGACACAGGCGAAGCTCAAGGCGAACAAGAATGCCAAAGTGGTGAAGATGATCAACAAGAAGTAAATCTCTTGGTATACAGTATATGAAGAACAAGGTAAAGACTCAAATGTTAACAGTCGCTCTCGTTGTACTCCTTGTCGCTGTGGGCTACATGTGGTACAACCCACAGGTTGTTGAGGTACAGGTAGAGGTCCCGGTTATGGCCCCACCTCCTCGACCAGTCATCTCACGTGAGGTGAGGCGTACACCAGAGTTCAGGGGGCCCCCAATTAAGCAATACAAACCTGGACACATGCAACAAATGGGTATCATCGTAGGTGAAGAAGGTGAGACTCTCCCCTTGTATGGTAAGGAAGTTCGTGGTCGTCGAGATCGCTACCATTATTACACTACAACCGGTGGTGAAAATCTGTACCCTATTCCAGTGAGTCACGATGGTCGTGATTGTGTGGATGATATTGGATGTCAGGAACTCTATGGAAATGAAACAGTCACTGTAACTGGAAAGACTGATTCATTCAATGTTAATATGTACCGAACAGATGATTTCTTTTAACAGAAACGGCATCATATTCACTCTTCTGAAGCCCGGAAGTTTTTGAAAACTTCGCTTTCAAGTTGAGTAACTCCTTTGTAGTATCGTTATCGAGACTTTTGAAAAAGTCCCTCTTAGCCTCGATGTCGTCAAGTTGGTTATGTTCTTTTTGGGCCTGTACATACGGCCATGTGTGTTTACGTAAAGTAGCAACTTCAATTTCAAGTTGTATGAGTCTTGATAAGAGAATGTCAGTCATATTCACTACTTGTAGTATTTCCCTAAGTATATATAAGTATGACACCAGAGAAGTGTATTTTTATGAAAAAGGTCGCCCATGGTGTCCGTGACTTGATGGAGTATTCCCAATGTGTCAATTCCATTGGTTCAGAACCTCAGAACGATACTGAAAAATTTATAAAGAAACATTTACTCAACAAGAATCGGGATGGTACATATGAATTTTCCGTTGGTAAATTTAGAATTGCTATAGACATGACAGATCTTTCAGTAGTACTTTTGTACTTGGATTATCTAAGTATAACCATAGACCGTGCATATACAATGGCATCCCCAAATCCACTCTTTTTCTCTAAAGAGGATCGAGAGTTTGTCAAACTGATTAACGATGGGGACATCACAACATTTCAAGATTTTCTTAGCTATTAATAAATGCAGTACAGGGACCTTAAAAACAAAGCAAAAAAGTTGGGACTCCGTGTCACTAAGAATGTAGGTGGTAAGCGTGTGAAACTCAGTGCTAGGGAACTCCGCTCTAAGATTACCATGAATTTTGAGAATAGTGTGAAGAATGCTCAAAAGGTGATCCGTATATGTAGAACCGTCGTTCTCCCTACCTCAGGTCCTCCACCTCCACCTCCACAACGACGACCAGTCGTAAATACTGGACGCGCTAAACTCATGACTGAACTGAAAAATGTGTTAAAAAAGAGAGGACTGAATAAGTAATGGAAGACACTCTCCGATTGAAGAAAGTCAAAACCCTCTTAGAGACGTGGAGTGGTGAAAATGTGGACGAAGCATACTCACTACTTTGTCAGTACGCAAATGCAATGAGAGAGAATGGAGAACCTGGGGAATTCGTAGAGCAGTACCTTGGGGAGGAACTCTACGAACGCCTAGAGACGATGCTTCAATTTTTTAAAAAGTTTGAAAAGTTGAAGAGGGAACAAAACTAAATAAACACGAGACCAAACCTCTTAGACATGAACTTCTCAACACCCTGAAACGTAGGAAAACTCCAGAGGTACCAACGGGACCAAAAACCAGCCCCGTCGATACCGCTCATATTCCAATTCTCTTTGTCACTGAATGTCACATTGAGCATCATATCCTGAATTTTCTTGGGGTCTCTCTCTGCTATTGTGCGTTTGGGTACTCGACCACCATGGCGGAGTACGTAGGAACGCATACGTGAAGGATTCTTGTGTTTGGTGTAGTCGGAATACCCACGTGCACCAAAGTCAACAGTCCTGCCGTCTTCTAATGTCGCCCTGAACTTCTTTTTAGAGTTGGGACTTTTAGTAATCTTGACGAGCATACTTACAATTTACTAATATAATTTACTTGCACGATTGGCAACCGTACTTTTCCTTTTTGGGGAGGAAGAAAGCACGCTCTGGGCCACGCTGGACACGGTACATGTGATCGTAGAAGTGAAGAAGGGCAATAGCAAGAGCAGTGGTACCCACAACGACACCATTCATTTTACGAGCTGAATAGGCGTACATGAGGACCATGACGATCAGCACAATTTGAATAAGGGACACATTGGGCATCACAAAACGCTTCTCGACAGTATCGACATCACTGGTGGGTTCTGGGGCAACATACATAGACTTTCTGGGGTAACCTGGCATTTTTATTATCTACGGAGAAAATAATGTGGCCCCTACTATTGGTCCCTATAGGTATGATACTTCATGATTATTTGAAAGCGCCTATAGATCGCCTGTATTTCAGTAACCCGAGGCGTATCATTATGGGTATACAGAATACATTCGTGGATATTATCAATGTGGTATCCACACCCGAAATTCCCGGACTCTGGCTCGTAAAGGCACACTATGACAAAATACGTCAGGAGTTTCTAGAGGTTTCACCCACAATTGAGCGTCACATGTTCCATGACATAGACCCATGGTTTGATATCAATGAGGGGTACTACTTCTATAAAGTTGAGAATTTTCCCATCTTGAAGAGTCTAATCGACCAGATTCCGAGTATTCATAAAGAGACTGCTCGGTTCGCAGTGGTCGAGGGACCAATGGTTATTCCACCACACCGGGCCGAATCGAATTGGTATCTACGGTATCATCTTACTATAGAGGGTGGGGGTGATTGCACACTCTATACTGAGAAAGGGTCACATATACATGAAGATGGTGAAGATATCCTATTTGATCACGCCAGGTACCACGAACTCATAAAAACCGACGAAGGACGACGAGTCGTACTCATCTTGGATGTTCATAGGTGTTTCTGACAAACAGCGACATACATATCACTTCCACCGATGAGTTCGAGTTCCTTGTCTTCTACGATCCTCTTAGTGAAAGGGCCCGGGGTCTCGTGTCGACAATACTTACATAGCGCCGCCAACTTTGTAACTTCACTGGCAATTGGGATACAATCGAGAAGTTCTCCCCATTTCCTCTGAAACGCATCACCATCGAGACCTGCGATGATAACATCCTTTCCCATATCTAGACATGTCACGATAAACTTTTTAAGATCGGGATAAAACTGCGCTTCATCGATAGCTACAATATCAGAATCCTCAAAGTCGTGCTTTCCCATGAGTTCGTACAAGCTGAATACTTTGTGACAATCAAACTTAACATTATCGTGGGTCTTGAGAACTTCCTCGGGTGATCTGATATCTTTTGCGGAATTGACAACGATTATATTTTTACCAATAACTTTTAGACGCTTAAGTCGTCGAATAAGTTCTGAAGTTTTACCAGAAAACATATTTCCCATAATAATTGACAAACCCATCTTCACCTGATTATTATAATATTGTATTTTTTATATGGGTGAACTTCACAAGGCAACTTTTAATGGTCATGTGGGCTATTATAATCCTAGGACTGGTAGGGTTAAATTTGGGAAATGTATTTATTCGAGTATCGGGGCAGCTATAAATTATCTCAGTGAGAAGTAAGATGCCTCTCAGCGATGCAGTCATTACCAAGAAGGTTGGGGAGTTGCGTAAAACACAGGGTAAAATCTATGCACCCCTCAAATATTTCAGGGGGCTTACAACTCTCAAGGGGGTTGAGACACGTTATAAAAAGATGCTCCGGAAAAATTATAAATTTTTCGAGACGGACAAGGGACAGAAGACAAAGACTTCCTCCTACACCCAGAAATTTAGGAAGATGTATCCGGGAGCTAAATCCCTCCCTGAAATTGCTAAGGCTACTAAGATTCCTCTGAGGACTGTGAAGACTGTGTTCAACAGGGGACTCGCTGCGTGGAGAACCGGGCATCGTCCGGGAGCCTCTCCACAAGCGTGGGGGTATGCTAGGGTCCATAGTTTCGCCACTAAGGGGAAGACCTACTTTACGGCGGATAAGGATTTAAGGTGAACTGATCACCACCATTTCATCTCATCTGTTATATATCCCTGGAATACTCCTTCCTTTTGAAGTTGTAATACATCCTCACATGATAACTTTTCGTTTTCTATACGTACTATCTGTATGAGTTGCTTTACTAACCACGTATCGAAATCGAAATTTGGGGGTAATTTATCACGTTTCGATGTATTGTCTTTCCTGGTTAAATACTGTAAGTTTGTAAAATGACAGCATGCGATAACATGAAGTGGATTCGTAAAATCAAATGCTTTGCATGCGATAATGTGGTCTATATGAATAATTTGACGTGATGGGTCGATAATAGGGCTTTTCTGCTCAAGATATTCTACAAAATATTCAGTTCCTATAAGTTCTTTAGTTGATTTAGATTTCCCTTTCCCTCTTAAAATGCCACTCAACCTACCTCGAATCCGCATTAAAGTGGCAAATTTTTTATCTGTTTTCATACGTTCTCTGCGTCTAGCTTCAATTTTATGTCTGTTTTTTTACGCCATGCGTTGTTCAAAATTCTATACCGTTCTCGATTATTTTTAAATCGTAAACGGGATTTATGATTAACTTTTTGTTTGTGTTTCTCATATGATTTTCTAGCGTTAAATTTAGCTCGTTTTTTATTAAGTGGATTCATCATATATTTTGTATAGTATGTGTCTCTTTTTTCTTTGTTTTCCTCATTATATTTTTTATTTCTGGTGTCTATTCTAAATTTATTTTTTAAATAATAATTTCTTTGATAATTTTGAAACCACACCTTATTTAGTGATGTGCGTTTTTTATCACATTTCTTACAAGCGCTTTTGAGGAGATCCCATGTGTGACTATCTTTACCAAAACATTCCTTATCCTTGAATGTCTTACATTCACTACATTTTTTTGTTGTTTCAGTTGAAACGGAAGTTTGGTACGCATTTGTTTGTTTACTTCGACTACACCCCATACAATACGGTCCAGAATATGGACGAGCTTCATCAGTTAAACACGCAAACCCCTTTTCCCATATATTGTTGCAGTTTTCACCCTTACAATGACCTTTAACAACCGTTTTATGTGTAACTTCGGAGGGTACATCCACTAATTCAATGTCATTTTCACGACAATGACGTAATAATGCGAACTTGTCATACACCTTTGTAGAACCTCCGCATTCTATACACAATGCACCATCCTTGTGTATACGGTCTAATTTTTTAGAGGACGGTCTCCCACATTTGCATAGATATGGACACTTTGCATGAGCATTAAAAAGCTCAGGAAGTTCTTTGCTCTGGTCTAGTGTTGCACTATCTCGTTCTAGACAGTTTATAAAAAAATCATGAGTGTATATCTTTTTCACCATTTTAACATATGTTTATCTCAATCCAATTCTTTAATTACCCCGGAATGAGAGTACATTTCCTTGTATCAACGTCATCACGTGCGTTTGCACATACGCAAATCCAATACAAAGACGTCAACCCCAAAAACGCAATCGGAATAATGGCTATACTGAGCATTAGTATTAATTTATAATTTTAAATCTAATGTTCAGTCTAGCATTTTACACACTAAAAAGAAAACCGTGTCCGTAAGGGGTTATTATGAGTTTAAACGCGGCCGCGACGGGAGTGTAGCGAATAA